GCATGATGTATTTCGATAGGACAGAAGACGCCGTATGAACCAGGTGGCCGAACTGACTTGGATGTGTGTTTGTAAAGGTAAACAGAAGTTGTGTTTGGTGCTTGTTGTAGATGGATTGCGGTTTTGAGTTTATGTTGGTATGTACGTGCACTGATTATGTCTGCGATTGAAGAAACATAACGATATTGTGTTGTTAACATTGTTGTGTTTGTACCGAAACATTGATGATAACATAAAATGTTATTGTAAGGACCGAATATGATTGATTTTGATGTAATAGGACCTAATTGACTGTAATCACCGAACCAATAAAATTGCTCGATATTAGGATATTGGCTGAGGAAATAAAACAGTTGTGAATTTTTCGGTCTGGAACTTTCATCGATGAGCAGAATTGTATAACGTTCAGAATGCGTAGGAGATTGTGTGGATAAAGTGGTGAAAATGATAGGGCAAAATTTAGAAGGTGTGACATGATCTAAGGAACAATGCACGCGATCAGCGTTGTCGTGTGGGTAATTACGATATGCTTTGAGGGTTGGGTATGATTTATAAAATTTTTCAGCCAAATCATCCACAACACTATGTGTACCACTAGCGATCACTATCCCGAAATTGGGATTTGAACGTGCTTTATGACCTGCGATGTCGTTTAGGACGAGTGATTTACCAGTACCTGGTGGACCACGAACGTTCCAAATATCATGTTGAATACAAGAGCGTATGGCTTCCTCTTGCTCTGGGTTGTATGTGGTTTTACGTGAACCTATGATGGTGGTTGTTTGCTTGTATGTGTTAGCGATGACCTTTTTGATCATAGGTGTAACGCGTATCTGGTCGAAAGAATCTAATATACGCTGTTCAGTTTTGTCACTGTTGAGATATACGATGTCACCGTTGTAGATTTTGATTCCGTCGAGGGCATAATAAAGATCCTCATGTGATGAAAGAACTCTGATTTTTGTTTCGATGTTATTACGTAAAATAAACAATTGATTTGTATCACGCCAAATAAAAGGTGTTTTCCCTTTAAGGCGGAACATATCCCCTTCCATAGAAACGACCCAGTTTGCATCAGATGTATCTTTGAAATGAATCCGATCGATGAAGTTTGTTAAAAACAAGAAAATAGATGGATGGCTGATCGTATCGTAATAATATTGATAACCAATCATACTGTCGACACCGTTTGATATTGTTAGACCATTATGATCGAGTTTTGTGAAATATAGTTTGAAAAAGTTGTATGAAGCGTCACAAATGTTGTTAGGGTTTGGTGTGTATCGACGATAAATGAACCCGTGTGTGTCTTTATATAACTTGTCACATGAAGCGACTAAGTAATGACGTTTACAATACAAGGATTCGGTTTTTAAATTTGAAATATACAAATTACGTACATCAGTCTCCTGGCAATCGCGTGCACAGCAACGTAACGTGACTCCTTGCAACTTCACTTCCCACCTATCGTCAGATAGTGAGCAGATTTTTGATATATGTGAATTCAAACCGTTGCAGAGTGGTATTGACTTGTAAGTGAACATTGTCTCACTTGAGCATAATGCACAAGAATAAGTGCGCGCGATACGTGCGAGGTTGTATTCTTTAATTGATGTAGTTATTAATCCATCTTGTACAGCGATTGTTGGATCGAGCTCTCCTTGGGTGTTATAATGCCAAAATTTTAACATACGATCACGATCGAATAAATATGCCTTATTAGCACGATTGCTTTGGAAGTATTCTCGCAATATAGAATATGTGCTAGGGTCTAACCCAAGTGATGATATTTCTACATCATTGGTGTCTAGTTTTGATATATAATCTAAAACACACCTAATGACGGTCTTTTCATCATCACTAGAATGAGGATCATATAAAACGTTGTAACTATCTAAGATGAGGGTGATTAAACGTAGTAATTGAATGTCTGGTTCGAGGTTTTTAACAGTGAAAACGGTGACACAAGAAGACATGGTGCGTGAAAATGCAGAAACAGGACGATAACAAAGATCTTTTTCCCAACGCTGAGACAGATATTCAGGCAATCTCAATTCATCAGACGTGAAAAATCGATGACGATCAAACTCAAAACCCCACAATAATTTATAATATTTAAGATATTCTTCGTAGTCAGGTAAGTAAGCTGTGGTGGTTATAAGCCAATTATCATCACCGAGCATGTTGATTGTAACAAAAATTTCAAGCAAGTCCAATAAGATGTCTCCTAACTCCTCAGTCAAAGCAGTTGAAAACTCCTCATCGGGCATACCTAGCAAAGACATTAAGAACCCTTGAAATTCAATGATTGCTGGTATTTCAGAATCGAGATGTAATATATATAACATATACGCAGTGAGGAACATCATGAATTGAGATTCGGTATTACCATCAGCGGTGTTGCTATCACCAGATGCAACTCCGCCGGCTTTGAGGTAACTGTATAAACGGTATAAAAGATGTCCCATTGAAGATGTAGCGTAGTTTGTTAAAGCCATACGTATAAGCACCTTGGCTGAAAAAGCGTTCTTTGGATTGTTAAAACCACTTTGAGAAAGATTATGAAAAGTAATGTTAGCCTTATGTAGGTTTTGTGCTGTACTATCCCATTGTTTGTGATCTTTACCTGCGGTATAGGGTTTACCTGGTGGATTCCGCGCTAAATATCGCTTGATACGTTTGTTGATTGTGATGAAATGATTGAACTTATTAAAACCGATATCACAAAAACTATCATCTTCACGACAATTTTCTATCAATACTTGACGGTTAACGTAATTTAAAACACGCCCCATACCCATATTGATGAAACTTTGTGCAACAATGGTGCGCGAAGTGCACTTCTTTGAAAGCGAAGTCCCTTTCTTATTAACCTTACTAAAAGGTAAATATGTAGAATGTTCGAAATGTTTACCATAAAATGTATCTAAATCAGGACCTAAAATGTTTCTATTTTGCTCTGAATCGCCATATTTCTGTGCGATTGGACCAGCACTAGAATGACGATTACGAACAGGTATTTCTGAACTT